AAGCCAACACAGTTATCAATTATCCTTTAGGTGGATTTGGATATCTTTCAACAGATTTACCTACACCAATAATTACAACAGAATATGGTGAAGGTGCTAAACTTATTGTTCCAGGAATCATGGGTGCTGGAGCCTCACTTTCACCAACATCAGACAAAATTGGTGAAATTACAACAATTAATGTTACCAATGCCGGTGAAGATTATATTTCCACACCTTCAATTTATTTGGATATTCAAGACATTGCAGTAAATAATGTTTCAGTTAGTTATACTCCAGTTCAAGATGATATTATCTATCAAGGTGATTCATATTCAACTTCAACATATTCAGCAACATTAAGTTCTATTGTTAAAACTTCAAGCGATCCTGAAGGAAATACTCAACTTGATGCTTATCAAATGAGAGTTTATAATTATGTTGGAAACTATACAGAAGGAAAAGCATTACATGTGGATCACGGAGATGAACAATTAACTTTTAATCCTGTATTAACTTTTGTTAGTGGTCAGATAACCAATCCAACAGTATTTACATCAAGAGCAGCTTTAGCTCCCGATTCCAGTATTCTGAGATATGGTGATGGTAATGCCAAGGCAACAGCATCTTTTTTAGATGGTTTGATTGTTGGTCAAGGAAAATATTTAAATGAAGATGGACAACCATCGTCATTAGGATTGGTTTTACAGAGTTTAGATTACAACAATTACACTTATGTTCTTTCTGTTGAACAAGCACTTAAAACATATAAAGATTTAGTATTGAACTTATTACATCCATCAGGAATGAAACTTATTGGTAGAAATTTATTAAGAAGTTCAAACTCTTTCAATTTTTCTGTAACACAATCTTCACAAATTGGATATCATTTAGACCGTTTATCTGGTGAAAATTCTTATGCAGTTCTGGAAGTTGATACTTCTGGTGATACTGTTAGTACCAACATTGTTAAATTGACTGGTGATGTTTCTACTAATATTGGTGAAACCATTTTTGTAGATGATATTATTGAATTTAAATCAAGTAATAATGTTAAATCTTATTCAACAATTACTATGGTGGATTATGCAAATAATGAATTAACTTTATCTGATAATACTATATTAACTTTTGCTAATGTGGCATATGCTTATTCTAATGCTTCCTCAAACGTCATAAATATAACATCAGTAACAGGTCAATATGATGGAAATTTTGGACAAATTAATAATCCGACATTTGCAAATAATATAATTTATGTTGGTGACCAAGTTTCACTCAATGGTGGATCATACTATACAGTTACAAAAGTGTTTGCAAATGGTAACATTTCTTTAGGTAACAGTTTTACTGGTCCTATTGATGATGCTTTAATTACAGTAAACAAAAATGCAAACACTCAAGATGTAATGATTTATCAATCGTACATCAATTAAGATTAATAGAGAATAAATTATGCCAAACGTTACAGCAAATTCTTCACAACTTGTATTTGGAAGTAAAGTTTATGAAGTATTACAATATTACTATGCGCCAGCAGCAAATAATTTAACTGGCGTAGGTTTACAAAATACTTTGTATGGCTTTATTGGTCAAGTAGATCCATGGCAAGATGAATATAATCCTCCAACTCCAACACAAGACCAATATTCAATTAAAAATGTATATAAAAATATCATTGCAGCCAAAAGAATTACTTCTTCAGACATATCTGCTGTTATTCCTAGATTTGATTGGAAATCAGGTGATGTTTATGATGTTTATGATGATACTGTTGACATGTTTACTACTGATGAAAATGGTATTTTAAATAAAGTATTTTATATTAAAAATCGTTTTGACCAAGTATTCAAATGTTTATGGAATGCTAATGGTTCACCTTCAACTGTTGAACCTGAATTTTTACCAGGAACTTTTGATAAAACTCTTTTAATTAAAACAGCCGATGGTTATAAGTGGAAATTTTTGTATACAATTAATCCTGGTGTAAAACAAAAGTTTTTAGATGCAAATTGGATGCCAGTTCCATCTGGTCAAACTGTACCAAATCCAATAGAAACATATGCAGCTCAAGGCTCAATCGATGTTATTAATGTTTTAAATTCTGGTTCAGGTTATACTTCTGGTGGTGTGACAATCACTATAACGGGTGATGGTCAAAATGCCAATGCAACACCAACAGTCAATTCTGAAGGTTATATTACCGATGTTGTTGTAGCAAACACAGGTCAAGGTTATACTTTTGCCACATCAACTTTAAATATTCTTGAAGGTTATTCTCAACCAACATCTCAAGCCGTGTTAAGTACTCCTATTTCACCAATTGGTGGCCACGGTTTGGATCCAATTTCTGAGTTGGGTTGTAGTCATGTGATGATTGCTTTAGATTTTGTACAGTCTGAAGGTGGTTTAATACCAACAGATATTACTTACAGACAATTAGGATTAGTATTGGATGCATTTTCTGTATCTAATGCTTTATCAGATCCAAATAATCCTTTTGCTACCGATTCAGTTTATGATGTTACAACTCATCTTTTTGTATCTCCTGGATTAGGTTCATTCACATCAGGCCAAGTTATTTACCAAGGTCCAAACATCAATGACGCAAGTTATGTAGCAAAAATTGTTAGTTTTGACCCAGCAACCAATATAGTTAGAGTAATAAATACATTAGGAACTCCATCTTTGAATCAAGCGATTATACAAGATGCTAATGGTCCAATATCGTCAGCTGTAAGAACTTTATTATCAACAACCGATCCAGACTTTATGATTTATTCTGGATACATGACCTACATAGAAAATAGAACTGGTGTTCAAAGAAGTGCAGATGCAACAGAACAGTTCCGTCTTGTACTAAGATTTTAATGGAAAGAAAAAATGTCAATTAATTTTAATGTAGAACCGTATCATGATGATTTTGATGCCACTAAAAATTATCACAGAATTCTATTTAAACCTGGATATTCAGTTCAAGCTAGAGAATTAACACAATCTCAAACAATTCTTCAGAACCAAATTACAAATTTTGCTGATGCAATTTTTGCACAGAACACACCTGTTTCTGGTGGTAAAGTAACCGTAAATCAAAATGTTTATTATTTAAAACTAAATTCTTTAAATGGTTCTGGTGTAACAATTATTGCCTCAACTTTCAACAACGGAACAATACACAGTGAAGATGGTTCTGTTGTGGCTAAAGTTGTTAAGACTGCTGAAGCAACCACAACTTCAAGTGGTTCTGCTGGTGACCCACCAACTTTGATGGTAACTTACATCACCGGTAATAAATTTTCTTCAGGTGATATGGTTTATTTGAATGGTTCAAATTATTCTGCATCAATCATCACATCTTCTGTTGGTAATGATGCTACTGGATTAGGTTCTGTTGCTTCTATTTCTAAAGGTGTTTTCTATGTGAAAGGAAACTTTGTTTCCGTTTCAGAAGATACTGCAATTCTTGCCAAATATAATCAAAATCCTTCCATCCGTGTTGGTATTAATGCTACTGAAACCATTGTAGATTCAACAGATGATTCCACATTGTTGGATCCAGCGTTTAACGCAACAAACTATCAAGCCCCTGGTGCCGATAGATATCAAATTAGTCTTACGTTGGAAACTCGTCCATTAACTTTTGGTGATGATGATAATTTCATTGAACTGGTAAGATTGGAAAATGGTAATGTTCAAAAACAGGTAGATGGTACCGTTTACTCAGTAATCGATGACTACTTTGCTAAAAGAACTAATGACACCAACGGCGATTTCATTGTCAATGATTATACTTTAACACCTAAAGCAAATACAAATTCAGCCAAATATGATTTGGGTATTTCTAAAGGTATTTCTTATGTTCGTGGTTACCGTTTAGAAAACCAAAGTGCCATTACAATAAGTAATGACCGTGCAAGAACAACTCAGACTATAACAAATAATCCAACATTCATTGATTATGGAAATTATTTCTTTGTAAATTCAGCAAACGGTGTATTTGATGTTTCAACTATGCCTGCTGTAGATTTTCATACTGTAAGTAAAGATAACATTAGTCAAACCAGTTTAGAATCTTATCATTCCACTAGAGCAGCAACAGGTTATATTCGTAATATGATATATTCTAGCACCTCAAATACAGCAAATGGTGCAGCATATATCTACAAAGCATATGTTTTTGGTATTCAAAACCAAACATTGTCAGCTAATGTTGTTACCAATTCAGCAAACAATACTTACATTACTTTACCAAGTACAAATTTATTTTCAAATGTATCTAATGCTTACTATAATGTAACTGTAAGTATTGATAAAGGTACTTCTGCTGGTGATTTTAGAAACATCGTTTCATATGATGGTACAACAAAAGAAGCTGTTGTTGATAGACCATTTACTGTAACTCCAGATACAACATCATTATTTACTTTAAGATTTGATGTATCTGATGTTGAAACAATTGTTAAATCATCTGGTACAACAATTACAGCAAACGCCACAATTGATACTTCAAGTAAAGCAACAAGTAATCCATTATCTGATACTGTATTACAAAATCCAAATGCTCCAGAATTGTTGTTTAACTTAGGTAATCAATATGTAAGTTATGCAAACAATACTTCCTACACCACAACACAAGTTTTTAGAAATGTGGCTTTTGGTATTTCTGGTGGTAATATTGTTGCTACACTAACTTTCGGTTCTGCACCAATATCTACGTTATCATTCTTGGGTAATGGTACATTATCTTCTGATGCAGTATCACAAAACTTCCAAATCATCGTTACAAATCCAGGTACAAATTCTGGATTGAAGGTTGGTCAAACATTACCTTGGAACATTCTAACAAGAACTTGTTCTATCACAGGTTCAGGTTCAACAGCAACGTTTACAACACCTTCTTCTGACCTTACTGCCTTTACAGCAACAATTATTGCTAAAGCATTTGTTAAGAACGGAAATGATACCTCTTATATAATCAAAGCTAAAAATTTGGTAACAGGTAACACATCAGGTGTAAACTTTACTGGTACAGCAGTTGACAGCAACATTAATGTTGATTTAACCAATGGTACCGTTTACATTAAAAATGGCGGACTAGTATCTCCAGGTTCTGCTCAAACACTTTACATCACAGATGTTAAACAAATTCGTAAAATTATTGATACTGGATCTCCAGCCACAGTACCATCAAATGATATGTTGACAGATCCAACATATGATGTAACAAGTAGATTTACATTAGATAATGGTCAAAGAGATTCACATTATGATTTTGCAACAATCAAATTGGGTATTGGCCAAAAAGCTATACAAGGTAATCTTTTAGTTATTCTAGATTACTATGCAACCACAGGTGGAGATGGTTACTATTCTGTAATGTCATATTTGTCTCCAGTTTCATCATCACCTGAAAACTATGCTTCTATTCCAACTTATACAAGTTCTTCTGGTAATTTCTATCAGTTAAGAGATTGTTTGGACTTTAGACCATCTTTAATTAATGCACAATCATCATTCATATTCAGAGCAAGTAGCTCTGGTTCAGGTGCGTCTGGTGCTTACACACCAGTAGATTTAACTGTATTTGAATCTGATTATGGTTACTACCTGGGTCGTTATGATAAGTTGGTATTGAGTAAAGATAAATCTTTCCAAATTATTCAAGGTACTCCTGCAACCAATCCAATTTCTCCTGTAGAACCAGATGGTGCTTTAGTGTTGGCCAATCTATATCATGACCCATATACTGCCAATATTCCTGGAGAATCTACAGGTACTTTACCAAATCTTTCTATAGAGAAAGTAAAACATAAGCGTTGGTTGATGCGTGACATTTCTGATTTAGAAGGTCGTGTAAACAATATTGAATACTATACAGCACTTAATACATTAGAAAAAGGTGCAGCTTCATTACAAATTTCTGATGCTAACGGATTGAACCGTTTCAAAAATGGCATTTTAGTTGATGACTTCTCTAGTTATGCCGCTTCTGATGTTTCTAATCCTGATTATCTTGTTACAGTTAATCGTAGAACAAAACAGATGACTGCAGCACAACAAGTTAAAAATTTCCCATTACAATCACTTTCATTGGTGTATAATATGGGTCAAATTGATAGTGTTAGTGCAAACAATTTAGGATATAACATTTCTAAATCTGGTGCATCAAATTTCTTTACACTTCCATATACAACAGCAAATGTTGTATCTCAACCAATTGCTTCTCGTACAGTTAATTTAAATCCATTCTCTGTAACATTAAATTCTGGTATAATGTCTTTAACCCCTCCAATGGACAATTGGGTTGACACACAAAAGGCACCAGATTTATTGTTGGTTGATCCTAATCTACAAGTGTTTAGAGCAAGTGATAAGGTAAACGTGTTACAGGTTGGTGATTGGAAAACAACTGTAGCTACATCTTCTGAATCGACTTCATATACTATTGGTCACGGAATCAATCCTTCACCATTTGGTTTTGTTGGTTATGCTGACCATCAAGTATCAACATATACTCAACAACAACAAACAACTATTCTTGGTAAGTATGACAAGTTAAACTCAAGTTATTCTGAAACTGGTGGTTTTATTACCGACATTTCAGTATTACCATACATTCGCCAACAATTTGTATTCTTTAATTCTTATGGTAT